GAATAAATGAGCTTAGATGGATTAGTAGGGCTAAGTGACGTAGAAAAACAGAAGATGCTTGATAGCCTCAATGACGAAGAACTGCGTGAATTGTCATTGTCTTGGGCGCAGGAACATGCCCGAGCAAAAATGGAGAATCAACTTGTTTACTATCAACCTGTTTCCAGTAAGGCTGAGTCTATTCATGCTTCAACTGGTCATACAGTTGGGGCTTTTGGAGGGAAAGGTTCTAGTAAGACTGACACAATGCTTGCCGAGCTTTGCATACAGGCTACCGGTGTCATTCCAGACGCACTTGCTGACATATATCCAAAAGAGAAGTGTAAGCCTCAAGGGAAATTTCGTGTCATTGTCGAGTCAGCTAAGACAACTCTCTACCCAATAATCCTCCCTAAGTTGCAGTGGTGGAGATGGGATGGTGTTGATGAGCCGGGTGGAGCTAGAGGGCATTGGGGTTGGCTACCTAAACATTGTTTGCTTGAAGGAGATTGGAGTAAGTCATGGAATGATAAGCTTGGCATTCTAACGCTGGCTGGTGGGGCAACCATTCAATTCATGTCTTATGGTCAGGATGCAGAGGACTTTGCCTCTGGAGCATTCCACGCTATCTTCCACGATGAACCCCCCAAACACGCTATTTGGCGTGAGTCTGTTGCCCGTGTGGGACGTTACAATGGAAGACTATATCTATCCATGACTCCTCCTGATGAAGCTGGTATTCCCGTAGCGTGGATATTTGATGATATCTATGAGCGTGGACAGGAAAACTCTCCGATGAAGAGAGAAGGATATCATTGTGTAAATCTGTTCGCTATGGAAAATCGCTTCATTGATACTGAAGCAGCATTGATGAGAGCAGAACAGTTACCGTATGAGCAAAGACAGGTTTATCTGTACGGTAAGTTTGTCCATCTAACTGGACTGATACATCCATCATTTACGGATATAGAGCAGTCTTGGTGTTTTTCTTGTAAGCAGAAGGCTGAGATTATTGACGGGAATTGCGGTAGATGTGGTACTGACAATACTCAGTACTTCTCTCATGTCTCTGACTTTGAGTATAATTCTAACTGGCCGGTCATACAGATTCTAGATCCTCACCCACGTAAGCCACATATGATGATATGGGTAGCTGTTACTCCGTATGATGAGTACTTACAGATAGCAGAAGCTAAGGTGGATGGTGAGTGTAGAGAGGTAGCGGAGAAAGCTTTTGAGATAGAGTCTATCTATAACATGGACGTTAAGATGCGTATCATTGACCCAAACATGGGACAACAGCCATCTACCAGTGGAACTAGACAAGTTAGCTGGATAGAGGACTTCAGGGAAGCTGGCCTAGATTGCATCCTTGGTGATGATAACTTTGAGGTAGGTAGGACTAGAATCAATTCTTACTTGGCGGTAGACGCTGCAACTAGGAAGACTAGATTGACGATTCATCCTAGATGCCCCGACACAATCTATCAATTCAAGCGTTACGTTTATGATGAATATGCTAAGTACTCAGAGAAGGAATCAAAGCAAACACCCAAGCCAAAGGACGATGACTTCCCTACTATGTGGAGGTATTGCTTGAATCAGAATATGGACTTCTCATCACTAAGAATGGTAGGCCATGTAATAAAGCGTGATTACGTAGGCCGTAACTCTATGACAGGATATTGATATGGTAGACAACATTCCCTTTGAAGACGAGCAGCAGCTAGGTTTAGGAGAAGAACAACCGTTAGGTTTAGGAGAAGAGCAACCGTTAGGTATGCAGGAAGAGTTTCCTGAAGGTATCAGTGCGGGTAGTTCACAGCCTCCCAGTACCCTATTCGTTGGTGATCAAGGGGATTTGGTCGATCCTAGAGAAGCCAGACGAATAAAACGAAGAAAGCCAAAGATCATATCAGACGCTAATAAGGAAGAAGTTCTCGATGATATCCTTGAGAAGATGCGTGTTGATGAGGACGCTAGGGCTGAGTGGTTAGACGATAGGCTGGGTAGGTACGCCAAGTTACGTGGTTGGATGCCTGAGAAGAACTTCCCTTGGACTGGTTCATCTAACGCACATCTGCCTATTATGATGACTCACTCGCAGAGATTTCAGGACACTCTACACAACGCCATCATGTCTACACATCCTGTCATTAATTCTATCGCTACCAAACCAACAGACCGCGATAAGGAAACCCTGATAGATGACTTGATAGACTCTCAGATATTCGTTGATCAGAAAGGCGAGGAGTCCTTCGGCCATCTGATCGAGAAGTTTGTTAATGATGGTAGGTTTACGGCCTATCTACCGTGGGTAAGGGATACTCAGAACATCAAAGATATACGTATTCTGCCACCATTCGAGCCGGGATTTGACGATTCCATCCAGATCAGGGCGTTGATAGATAGTGGAAATCTTGTGGAAGGAATGGAGAATCCTATCCAGAAGGATGGTGATGGGTATGAGTGGACATTCAACCTAACCGACTCTGATGGTAATGGTCACAACGGAAAGATAAGTTTCTTCTTTCGGGAAGATGATACTCCAGAGGCTCATATAGAGATGCCTAAAGAGGTATTCAATGGGCCTGTAATTATCCCCAAGGCTATTGAGGATGTAGTCGCTCCTTGGAGATGTGGGAATCTACAGCCTCCCGGTCCATCAAATCCCTATGGATCTCCTCATGTAAATGTAAAGGATTACCCCGGATTAGACGAGCTTAAGAGACTGAAGAAGCAAGGCGTATATGACCGATTAAGTAACGATGACATTAAGAAACTAGAAGAGTCTGGTTTCAATAAGCCAAGCAACTTTAACTCTGAGGAAATCAAGATTCAGCGGGATGATATGGAGGGGGTTAATGCCGGACAGCATGAGAAGACCAAGAAGGTCTACACCCGAATCATGTCATTTGAGCGTATGGATATAGATAATGATGGTCTGGAAGAGGATGTTATTATCTGGATGATTGAGGAGCCTAAGCTCCTATTACGTGTCCGTACCCTGAATGAGATGTATCCTTGCGATATTCCCACTAGACCACTGTTTGAGGCTCAATTCCTTCCTGTTGCTGAAGATAGACTGTACGGGATCTCCTTGCTGGAGCTTATGGAGTCTCTGCATGACATTATGGCAACTTCGATTAATCAGATCATAGACAATGGGACTATTACCAATACCCCGTTTTTCTTCTATAAGCCGGGAACTGGTATGCGTCAGGACACTATTCGACTAGATCCGGGTGCTGGTTACCCAATGAATGACCCTGTACGTGACGTTCATTTCCCTCAATTTGCTGGTCGTAGTCAGTCTGAAGGCTTCAATCTGATTACTCTGGCTGATCAGTTCATGGAGAAAGCTACCATGGAAGGGGATTTAAACTTCGGTCGTGTACCCAAGGGGAAAGCATCAGCCCTTAGAACAGCCTCTACGACTGCGGCCATACTTCAGCAGAGTGAAGCTAGGCCAGAGCGTATCCTTCGGAGGATATTCATAGGTATCTCTGCCATGTACCGAATGGTTCACCAGATGAATCAAAGGTTCTTACCTAGGAATAAGATATTCCGTAAGCATGGATATACATCTCCAAAGGACAATCCTTTTAGGCAAATCGACAGTATAGAGTCTATCAGAGCTTCTATGGACTTTGACTTCCAAGCTAGTCTGATTAATACCAATCCTAGTTCTAGCTCTCAGAGTCTTGAGGAGATTATGGGTATGCTCCTCTCTCCGATAGCCCTACAAGCTGGTCTGATTGATGCTGAGGGTATCTATAAGATAGTTGCTGATGTTATCAAGGATAAGAAAATAGATCCAAATAGATACCTCAAGTATCCTGCATTTGATGTTGATACACGGAAACTAACGGCTGAAGAGGTTATATCCTTTATTATCAAGGGGATGGAGCCAGAAGGTAGGCCATTAGAGCCAGTAGATCAGCATCTACAGAAGCTAATGGACTTCCAGCAGTCAGATGACTTTGGGTATGTGTCAGGTAAAGAACAGGTATGGGCTACATATATCCAGAAAATACAAGGACTCCTACAG